GCATGCGGTTTGGCTGCGACCATTGTCAGCTCAACGTCGGTCACCTACGCGCCAGTGTCAGCCAGCTTCAGCTCCGCCACGATTTATTTCAACGTGGATGGTGTGCTGCACAAGCTGACCGGTTGCCGTGGCTCACTGACCATGAGCTGTGCCGTTGGTGCCATCCCAACGTTGGCATTCAACCTCACTGGCGTCTACAACGCTCCGACCGACACAGCCCAACCTGCTGTGACCTATTCGGCGCAGGCCACACCGTTGATCTTCCGCGAAGGCAACACCAGCAGCTTCTCCTTCTTCTCCTACAGCGGTGTCTTGCAATCGGTTGATTTCAACCTTGCCAATGACTTGGTTTACCGCGAGCTGGTTGGTGGCACCAAGGAAACCTTGATCACCGATCGCAAGCCTGCTGGTACGGTGATGATCGAAGCGCCGACCATTGCGACCAAGGACTTTTTCACCACAGCCCTTGGATCATCAACTGGTAACCTGACCTTCCTGCATGGCACAACTGCCGGCAACCGGGTCACCTTCACCGCATCACAAGTTGATGTATTGAATCCTACCTATCAGGATCAGGATTCGATTATGATGTTGTCCGTCCCGTATGTGGCCCTTCCAACCACTGCAGGCAATAACGAGTTCTCCTTGGCCTTCACCTGATACCACCCCTCATGGCATTCATTCGCAAAAAAGTTGCAAGCTACGGCTGGCCTGTAACCGTCGAGGTTCCCTCTGACGGCGGCAAATTTGAAAAGCAACTTTTCAATGTGACCTTCAAGCGGCTTGGTCGATCTGAGTTCACCAAATTGGCGGACAAAGGTGACGTCGAGCTGCTTGAAGCGGTGCTCGAGGGATGGGATGAGATCGTCGATGAAGATGGCACTGCAGTTCCATTCACGGCTGCAAACCGCCTTAGCTTCCTTGACGATCCCTATTTCTGCCGTGGTGTGATCAAGGCTTACCTTGAATCGCTGGACGGAGCACAGGTAAAAAACTGAAGGAGGCCGCACTGCATTGGGCTGGTGGCGGTGAACGCGACGAATCCGGTGATGATGCGGCTGTCCTTGGACTTGATCCGGCTGTTCTGAAAACAGAGCGGTCGGACAATTTCGAGGTATGGGACGACAACTGGGACATTGTCATGATGTTCATGCGCCTCCAAACCCAGTGGAACGTCACCATGGGTGGCTATGTCGGCTTGCGTTATGAGCCGCTCCAATGGCTGTGCGGTCTATACTCGGTTAAGGACGTGTCAACCATGTTCGAGGGCATCCAGATCATGGAAGCCTCAGCCCTAAGCCAGTTGAACGCGAAGTAATGGCAAACGAAGCGACAATCCTCCGCATCAGAGCTCAGGTCGAAAACCTGGAAGGATTGAATCGCGCTCGTTCGGCCGTCAGGAATTTTGCAACTGAATCCAAGGCAGCCAGCAACGATCTTGATCTATTGCGCTCGCTTTTCAAGCAGCTTGGCGATGAATCAGTTCGTTCGGTCAACAATCTTAAGAATTACCGCACTGGTCTTGATGCACTGCGGCAGTCGGCGCAGATCGGCAGCACAACATTTAATGAACTGACATCTGAGATCAAACAGCTTGACATTGAACTTGGGACGCTGCAAGGCAAGCAAGCTCAAGTTGCATCAGGCTTCAACAAGATTGCATCATCAGCCAACGCAGCAGCAGTGGCCACAAGGCGTCAGTTTGACTTGTCTGGTGCTGGCACCAACTTTGGCAGAACAACTGTTGCAGGTCAAGCTCGAACCATTAGAGACACCACGCAGTATGCGCAACCTATTGGACCAAGAGCTGTTGATTACGCTGCAATCAATACAGGACTAACACAAGCTGTTCAGGCAGAACAACAGTTGACGGAATTGTCACGCCGCGCACGAATGGAGCGGTTGTTAAATGCTGAAAAATATAATGCATTAGAACTTGCGGCTGCTGAGAAAAAATCGCGCGAAGAACTGCGTATCCAACAGCAAGGATTTGATCGTTCAGTTGCAGATTTTGATAGACGATTAGCAAACAGAGGAAAAAGACGAGCCAATCTTCAACAACTTGGCCAAACGGCTGGAGCCGTTGCAGCGTCAGGTGTGTTTGGCGGTCCTGAAGGTTTGATTGGCGCAGGCATCGGTGCATTTGGTGGCCCCGGTGGCGCACTAGCTGGTGGTGCGATTGGCGCACAAGTTGGAATTACGCGACAAGCAATTGGCGCTACTGCTGAATATGCGGCACAGATTGATAAATTAAACATTGCGCTGAAATCAGTTGCGGGCACATCATCCGAATATGCAAATGCACAATCTGTAATCGCAACAAGCGCAAAGGCTTTAAATATACCAGTGCTTGATTCAACACAATCATTTACAAGATTAGCAGCATCTGTCACGGGAGCAGGGGGCAGAATTTCAGATGCTCAAATCGTGTTCAATGGAGTAGCAAGCGCAATCAAGGCAACTGGCGGCAGCGCGCAAGATATACAAGGCGCTATTTTGGCGATGAGCCAAACATTTTCAAAAGGCAAGGTTAGTGCTGAAGAATTGTCTGGTCAGTTGGGCGAACGACTCCCTGGCGCTGTAACTCTTTTCGCACAAGCAACTGGCAGAACATTGCCACAGCTTTCAAAAGATTTACAAGAGGGTGCTGTCGGCTTGAATGATTTAATGAAATTTGCCATTGCGTTAAACGAAAAATATGCAGCATCAGCTCTAGCAATGGCAGGATCAACAGAAGAAGCAGGGGCAAGAATGCAGGTTGCAACTGATGAAATTAAATATAGTTTTGGTGAATTGTTCAAGCCTCTTGGTGCGCAAATTCAAGATGCAATAACCGGAATTGCGACATTGGCAAATACATGGATAAAAGCTTTGCAGGAAATGGCAAAGCAAAACACAGCATTTATTAGTAGCCCTGCATTTAACATACTTCTATCAACATTAGCCAATGGCATTGTCCCAGGGTTGGGCGCGGCCGGAGGGATTGTAAAAAATCTTGCTGATTATGGGAAAGGCATAAGAAGTCCACAGCAACGACTGACAGCGGCTGGATCGACAACAATGTATTCTGATGAAAGCGGAAATATCTATGATACTGCAACCGGCAAACTAATGTTTCCAGGGCGGTCCGGTGTTACTACATTTGCCAATCCCGAACGCGCTCCTAAATCAAACAAAGCGGCAGAAAACGCAGCCAAGCGTCTTGCTGAAAGGACAAAAGAGCAACTTATTGTTTCAAAGCAATTAATTGAGACAGAACAAGCAAGGCTTAATGTAAGCAAAGCCGGATCGTTTATTGAAAAAGCCAAAGAAGAAAATAAAAAAATTCAAGTTGCCACTCAAAAACGCTTTAATGATCTTTTAAGAAAAAGTCTTTCGGATGAAGAAAGAGACAACATTATGGCTGCAAAAAGAATTGCAAAAAGAGCTGATGAAGCTGACGCAGTCAAGCGAATTGCCGCAGCAGTAAAAGAGCAAAACAAGGAATTGGCTGAGCAAAATAGACAGTTTTATGCCGAAGCCGGCTTGCTTGACATCCTGACAGAGAAACGCCAAGGCGCCCTTGCTGGGGCATTTACTGGTGGCACTGCTACCGGTACGTTCCGCACGGACATTGACCTGATGCCTGGCCTGACTGGTGGCAAACTTGGTGGCAAAATGGAAGAACTGAAAAAGATCCTGACGGACCTGCAGGATCCAATTGATCAAATTATTGTTGGTGCCGAACAAATTGGGACTGCATTCAGCGAATCATTTACTGGCTTAATCAACGGATCAATGAGTGCGCAAGAGTCGCTGGGAAATTTCTTTAGAAACATTGGCAACTACTTCCTTGACATGGCAGGCAAAATGATTGCCAAGTACATTGAGATGCAAATCATTGGATTGGCGCAGAAATTTCTACCCGGTATGTTTGGCAGCCAGTTTGGATTTAAGGAAAATTCGTTCTTTGGAAGTGCTGCATTTGGAGCTGGATTCCAAGCTCCAGCATTCAGCCTCAATGCCAACGGCAACGTCTTCGCCCAGAACGGCATCGTGCCATTTGCCAATGGTGGAATTGTCGATCGGCCGATGATGTTCCCGTTTGCGAAGGGCATCGGGTTGATGGGTGAGGCTGGCCCTGAGGCGATCATGCCGCTCAAGCGTGGCGCTGATGGCAAGCTAGGCGTTGCTGGTGGCAGTGGTGGCACGTCGGTGACGGTCAATGTCGATGCCTCTGGCTCGAGCGTACAGGGTGACAAAGGTCAAAGCGCAGCACTGGGGAGAGCAATTGCTGCTAGTGTGCAGGCTGAACTGGTCAAGCAAAAGCGCCCTGGAGGATTGTTGGCCTAATGGCAACCTTTACCTACACACCAAGCTTTGAAGCAACGGAAGCTAGCAGGCCGCGTGTTTCCAAGATTCAGTATGGTGATGGCTATGAAATGCGCGCAACATTTGGATTGAACACTGATCCAAAAGAATGGACGCTTACGTTTTCAGAACGCACTGATACAGAACGCGATAATATCCTTGCATTTTTGGAAGCGCGTAATGCAGTTGAAAGCTTTGACTGGACA